GGTATAAAATACAGAACCAGGCATATTAAAGATACAAGTAAATTGACCAGATTCATCTGTTGAAAATTTAGATATAGTATTACCAGAACTAATTGCACCCGAAATACTATTAGCTGTACCATTTAAATTATATGTTGATGTTAATATACCATAAGTGTTACTTACACCCATAGAAATTTCAACAAGACTATCTGTTGTTACAGTTCTTGTAGTACCATCATAATAAACCACATTAGCGGAAAACTCTTTAGTAGCAGCTAAATATATAACTGAGTTTTGTGCAAGTTTAGCTTGATCGTAAACAACTTGCCATTCAGCTAGTTGTTGACGAAGAAGTGCTTGCCAGTTTGCGTCACCGTCACCCTGTAATGTTGGTCTTGGTGGAACATAAACTGCACCATAGTTATAAGGATAAACATAAGTTGATTTTATTCTAATTGTTGAACCATTATAAAAAGTATTATTAGCAGATGCATTTTTATCTAATTGTATTTTATTCACACCCATATAATATGTTCCACCATCAGGCATAATATATGCTGTTTGTGAATTTGGAAAAATAATATTAGATGGTGTTAGTGAATTCCAAACAACTTTATTAGAAGAATCTTCAATTTTAACGGCAATAGCAGCGGTACTATACGCTCCAGTATTTGTTGCAGTCCATGCTACATTAGCCGTACCTGCTGGAATCGCACCAGTGTATGTATATGCAGTACCAGCAGCTGCTACTGTTATGATTGTGGCATTATTTACTTTAAGTGTACCTGTACCAGTAATTTCAATTGTAAATTTATAATTTCCTGCTGTGTTGAATACTACAGGATATGATACGTTATAAGTTGTGCCATTAGTTTGATCACCCCAAACACCATACTGATTTAAGAATGTATCAAAGTTACTTACTGGATAAGCTTTAAAAATATTTCTAATTGATGGCTCTAACGAAGAAGTGAAACCACCACCTACACCAGCAACTGGACCAGATGTTGATAAACTAATTAAAGAACCATTTTTAAATGTTACAGTTCCTGAAGCGGACGATCCAAGATATGTACCACTCGAATCAAAAGTAGCATTAACTAAAGTAGTTGTTGTTACTTGAGCCGGAACAGCCATAAGTGTTGCAATGTATAATCTTATACTTGTTCCATTTGGATACTTGTAAATTGAAACTACACGGGCAATTGGATAGAAAATACCTGATCCAGTAGAATAGAATCCAACAATATCATCTTCAAAAAATGTTCCAGTTACACCGGTTAATTCTATAGTATTAGGTGTAGTTAAATAATTTTCTATACGTTGGCCATCAAACCAGCATTTAACAGGAGTATTAACCAACATACCTTTACATCTAACAATAACTTGTTGGGGTCTAATGAATGGTAATACAGCTGAGTTTTGAACATAACCATTAACTGATGTCATGCCAAGAGCTATCGATGTTGATTGTTCAGCGTTATTTAAACCAGTCATTTGGTTCACATAATTGTTTTCAATAGCAGCTATTGTTTGTGATGATGCAATTAATGATGTAGTTCCGGGAATCGATTGATAATCACCGGTGTTGAGATAAGTTATGCCTCTTGGTAATTGATTAATCTGCATACGTGGATCAGTAATTAATATTGCAGGTGTTTCCATCGTATTACACCAATTATCTAAAGGTGGATTAAGTGTTGCAATACCTTCATAGATAGCCACATTAAATGGATTTACGCTAATTGTATTACTTGCAAGTTGTTGTGTGATAACATTTGCAGTTGTATATGGTAACGTAAAGATGTTTGTTGATGTACCTGCAAGACTTGCCACAGCATATGTGTTAGTTTGTTTTAAAGTACCAAGGCTATTCAATACAGCAGGGTTTTGTAGATGATAATTATTGACATCAATTTGTGGACCCATTTGTTTTTTTCTAATATTAACATTAGCTTGGAAACTTTTATCACCAGTATCGATAACCGCAAATGAACTAAAATCATCAACTAAAATACCATTTTTAAATCGATTTAATCCATTTACATCAGGCACTTGAGTGGCTTGTGCAGCATTTTCAAGAAGACTCAATGATGTATAATATTCTAAGTTATCAACTTGTTTTTGTAAATCTGAAATATCTGATTTAGTCCATCGTTTATGAACTACTTTATCAATTGACAAATTTGCTGGCACTAAATTGTCTTCTTGACCGGGAAGAAGAGCTGTATATGGATCGTGTGTTAAATTAGCAATTACTAATGAACCACTAGGTTCTGTTGGGAATTTAGGACTAACAGAAGGTGTACCTTCAACAATTAAGAACTTACTATCTTTTGTTAATACAAGTTTATCTTTTCTACCCAAATAATATGAATAATTACTTTGGAAATTACTTAAATTATTTGGAATCAATGTACCATGATTTGTTGCTGCTGGTGTTTTATATTCCCAAGAAAATGTGCTTGTTCCATTTTTCCGAGAAGGTCTAAAATCAACACAATCTCTTAAATTGTATATGTTACCATCTTTAGCTTTATATGTTGGAATAGAATTAAAATCTTCATTAATATATGAATCTACTGTGAAATAACCATCACCACCACCATGTAAGTAATAATCAACAACAACTAAAATATCTCCTTTAGGTTTTGCAACACCAGGTCTCAATTTAATTGAAGCAAATTGATAAGCACTATCTGTTTGACCATCATTTAAAATGAAATTTGTTGTAATATCATCATATGAACTAAGAGATCCTGTTGGTGCAGTTGATGGTGCACCAGTATCAATAATTTTTGTAACCTGCTTAACATCTGTCACATATAATGGTATAGAACTTTGACCAATGATAGCACTTTTTATATAAATTTGACCTGTAGGATTACTACTACCATCTAATGAAATGGAAGTATTTGAAGTAACAGTTGTTAATGTTTGTGTATAATCAGTATTACCTGTAACTAATGTTTTTGTTTTTCTAATTAAAGCGTTATCACCATTAGAAATAAACACGGAAGCATATACATCAATACCTGATGTAATTTTACCATAAGTAGCCGAACTAAATGTAACACTTGTTGTTGAGCTTAAAGTTGCAGTATTTCCTGCTAAAGTAAAATCTAAAATAGCACCAGTATTTGTATTAATAAGTGTATACAATTGTTTAAATGCATCACCATAAATTGGAGAACCTACAGTGCCTTGTAATTGAATAGGACTAGAAGTAGAAATAGTCAATGTATTTGATGTTGCATTAAAACCTTGATTTCTAAACACTTGAGTTGCATAATAAGTAGCGTTTGCTGTATTAGCAACATATGGATATCCAAGTTTAAATACCATTTCTGGACTTCCAGGATTTTGTAATATTGTATCACCAGCTTGAACACCATTTTTTTTACCTAATGTAGGATTAATATTTGCTTTTGCAGCTAAAGCATATGAAGTTCCTTGTTTTACAATAGACTCAACTGTTGCATTAGGGAATGAAAGTATAAATTGACTTGTAGCATCTGGTGTTACGGTAAATATTTGATCAACTGTAAACACTTTTGTTGAACCATTATATGCAGTAACAATTCTTGCATCACCGGCATCTGTTCCGTTGTAAATAGTTAAAATAGCTCCAACATAAGCATCGGTTACTGATGAAAATTTACCACCATCAGCTGCGATTGTTATTGTATTACTGGTTGCTGAAGTAGTATTGCCTGTTAGAGTATTAGCACTAATTTCACTTACATGAAAGTTGAAAATGTATGATTGAGTATTAGCACCAGATGAAGATTGAAAATCTAAATTTTTAGCATATGTAGATCCAATAACTGTTGAACTATATGTAGTTGCATTGGATGAGCTAATAGAACTTGCAGGAACACAATGCAAATCTACAGATGGCATAGATGAAACATCAAAAGAACCACTTAAATTGTCAACAACAAAATAGTTACCATAATCAATAAACACGGAATTGGGATTAATAGAAGCTGTTTGTCTAGCTCTATTAGACGTAACGGTTGTATCAGATTGATTTTCAATTCTATAACCACGCACATAAGCTACACCTTTACCTATATGCATATCATATTTGTCAGGATCACTAGGTAATGCTGGACCGGAATAATATTGACTCGGTACACCACCATTATCTTTTGGTATTAATTTAAAATCTTCAACAATATAATCTCCATTAGATTCATATTCTCGTTTAGCAAAATAATCATCAATGACTGAATAAACAGTACCATCAACTTGCTTAATAATAGCACCATCATTAATTCTTAGCAATTCAATAAATTGAGAATCAGAACCTACATCTAAAGGTAATGTGAGAAGTGTTAAATTTATTTGATATCGATCAGCACCTGGTGCTTGATAATTGGATGAACCAATAGCAGGATCTAATAAACTATTATCTGAAATATAATCAACAATTGTTTCAGTAATTTCTAAACCAATACGATAAGATGGTGTATTGCTGTATTTGTCAAGTATAATAGTTTGTGGTAAAACAGTAACAAAATTACCAATAGAATATTTACTATATGTGCCGTCTGGATTTTTAGTAGATGATTGTGAATATCCATTAACTACGTAAAAAACACCTTGTGAGATAGAAGCCACTGATGATTTTCCGGTGGAAGTTGTTCCACCTAAAACACCAAGAGTTGTAGCATTTAAATTAGGATTATCTTTTGAAGAAAGTTGCATTGCATCAGTGAATTGTTGTCCTGATATGTAACTTACTATAAGAGTTAGAGGATCACCACCAGACGAACCTTGTGACGTTGCAAGAACTTTAGCTATAATATCACCAGATGTGTCAGTAATTACATGATTTAAAAAATCAGAAGCTGTAACAGAAGAACCATTAAATGTGGAATTTATTTTTAAATAATAACAATTTAAATTTGTGGTAACTTTACCGCCAGTGACAGGGGTATTTTGCGAGAAAATATGATCCGCAAAATTAGAAATTTGGTTTTGTAAGATAGTTTGAGACTGTGTTAATTCTCTACCTTGAACTGAATAACCGGGTTTAAATAGGATCCTATGGAAATTTTTTGATGGATCAAAATCATCATAATATGGATCAACGTTTAAATTTAGTGCCATGAGTTTTCCCTTTAATTAAATCCTACGACCAAGCGTACCTGTTCAATACCGTCAGCACTTCTTTGTGTGCCTTCTCTGTTTTCTATGTAAGTAATATATCCTGAGTATGGAATAAAGTCAGGATTAGTAATACTTAAAGTCGTTCTAAGTGTTTTAGATGTTTGACCTATTATAGATTTATTAGTAGCTGGTGTGCCATTTGTATTTATAAGCTTTAATAGGCTGTTTGATGCATCAAAATATAAACATGTTGCACTGAAAGATGCATTAGCTAGATCAGGTCCTTGATATACAATCTCATCAGAAACATAGTTACCAAAACCATTTGATACTATCAAATCTGTGGTACATGAATAGATAGGGTCTTCACATTGATAAGGATATGAACTGTGCGCTACTGGATTGATAATAAATCCAATTTGTCTATAATCAATATTTGTAGGTATGTAACCAGATTCTTCTCTAGTGAAAGTATTAGTCACCATAATATGTGATGTACCAAACTCTTCAAATGGATCAGATCCATGACCATTAACAGGAGATACTGGAGCAAATGCACTTGCGCCATGTCCTGTGGGTGAATTAATAATAACATTAGCGGATATATAATTTTCACCCGGATTTAAAACAATAATATCAGTAATCGTACCATTTACGATATTTGGTACAGCAGTCGCCATACTTGTGTTTGCACCAACAATACTAACAGTTGTATTTACAGAAAAATAATTTGATCCACCATTTATAACATTGACCACTGGAATATTACCAGAATTAACTGTATTTGCTTTAACACCAGCTGTATTTGCTAAAGGTGTTGGCATCCATGTATTATCTAAGAATTTTTGTTTTGTTGCAGCCTCGATGGTATACAAATATACCCATTTATATCCATCAGAACCAAAGAAAATGAATGTCGTAGAAATTGAACCGGGTTCAAAGAATGGTTCGTCAGTAGAAACTGCGCCGTTTTTATTCCATAAACATTTAAAAACTTGGTCATATCTATTTTTGACATAATGTTTATAAATCATATGGCCATCAGAATTTCTAGCTACCATGTCGATATCATCACGATAGTAATCATATACTGTACCTGTGGTCCAATCAAAACGATCTACCATAGGACGCATGTCTTGAGGATAAACACGTTTGATAACAAACATGTTTTTGTAGACATTTTTAATATCTTGTTGACTTAACGTTGGTGTTGGAGGATTAGTTTCACTTTCAGTATTTGCTGTATTCGGATCATCTCCCCAAGGATCAACTCTAGATAAAAAACAATACTTTGATGTTTTTGTATGACCAGTATTTGGTAACTGGACTATAACTGAATCATAGTATTGATTAATTTCGTGGGTTGCACCACCGTGTGTTACTATACCTGTATTTGCTGACATAATTAAGACCTATTAATAAATTTCTTGTAAAAGACACTGACTGATACCAACTTCATATGCTGCTTGACCAAGAGAAGTAATTGTTCTATTTAATGCAAAATAATATGTGGTGAGATATGATCTTTGTACCATTAATTTATATGTAATTGGTAGTGATGTTCCTGGAGTATCATAATACATAAAGTGTTTTGTCATAGGAGTAGAACTATTATCAGCATCATATCCTGCGACCCATGTACCTGACCAATAATTCGGATCTACAGTGCTTATACCAATATAAGAATCTACACCATTTACACTTCTAATTAATCTAAACACAGAGTCGTTATCACACTCATATGTAATATTAAATTGAATTAAAATTTTACTAGTAGAAAATAATGGAGTAATAGTTGTATTTAATTCAGCAATATTTACAGCAGAATTAGCAACCGGTTGTAAAGTATAATAATTTTTAGCATCTGATCTAGTATATTTTGTTTGAATTATCATACCAGGAGTATAGAATGATAATCTATTATTTCTTAATTCATTTTGAACAAAAGCGGTTGTTGCTGCTGTAGTATCATAACTATTGTTTGCCGATGTTGGCACATTTAATGCACCAGTCATCGTATCACCGGCTCTTACAACTGCATTATTTGCTTT